ATTTAATCTAAATTGGTTTTTTGCAATGCAAATTACCACTTTTACAGCTTTTATGTGCTCAGGGCGCCTTAATGTTTGAGCTTTAATCAACATTTAATTCCCTGAAATGTTTTTGGGTGGCGTTTATCGTTAAGTAAAATAGCCCTTCGTCAGCAGAGTTGCTGATGAGTAACGGTTTTTATATCCGGACACGCTGTCACGTGTAGATGTGTGGCAGTAGGTTTGTGTGCGCATTTTTGCGTGCATCTTGCATCGATTACCTAGACAATCCGAGTTTGTCAATAAGTATGCAGAAACTGAACAAACAGTTAATAAAATGAATAAGGTAAACAAAACGTCCAGGAGCTTGGCCTGCAATAACAAGCGACAACCTAGCACTGCTGTATATAGACAGCAGGGAGTGGGAGCCTCCGTCTCTCCCAACGATCCATTGCCTTTTGGTGATGGTGGGCGTTATACGAGCGTGTCTCATCGTGAGACAGCCCCTTCTTGGGGTCATTCCAGCGGTAGTGGAATGCTTTATAGTAGAAAATTTGGTCGAGCCAAGAATGATAGCGATATTTTTGGCCTCCCTTTATCACATGATGTTAGGGAAATTTTTGAGGTGAAAGACAGTTTGCCTCGCCGTGTAAGACAGCTTCTTTGGAAGGCAATCAACCATTTGGATGTGATTGACAAATCCGTCAGTAATTTGCGATTCTTATTTGAGTCTGTAAAGTCGGATATGTCGGAATATACGAATTGGCGTGTTCTTTCTAAGGATTTTATTTCATATGGTTTTGATGTGGATTCGATCGTCCGGTCGGCGTCTCGTTTGAGTCATTTGAAAAGTGTTTCCTTGTTGATGTCAAAGTTGCAGAATATTGGTTATTTAGACGCACACATTTTTGTTCCTCGTTTAGAGAGAAAGAGGCGAAGAATTTTGGAGCACACATTAGGCATTAAGGGCTCTTATATATCAAGAGGGGCATATTCACCATCTCTCATATCAAAATCTGATAGTGGTGGTGTTCATGTCCTAACTGTGTTAGAAGCTTTTGATTATGCTCGAGGTGTTATGGGAGACAACTTGTCGGTCGACGAATTCCCTTATGTTGCAGCTGGTGTGTTCAAAACCTTGAATTTGAAGGTTGACAATATTTCAATTGGCGGGTCGTTTTCCGGAGTCATGGAAAATATTTATCGTTCTTTTGTCAGCGGTGTTGTCACCGCTACTGGGAAGGTTGCGTTAAATATTGGTTGCTTGTTTGGCGGCTTTTTCTTTTTGAATAAGGCTATACAAGATAATTCTACGGCAGCATCTATTGCCGCCGCTGTGTTGTTGAGTTTTGCTGTGGTTGGTTTGCATGCAGATATAGCTGCATTAATTAGAAAGTTACTTGCAAAGGTTGTTTCTTATGTTTCCTCCTCTGCTGGTGAATTTGCTAGTTTTGTCGGTGAGTCGATGGCGACTATGATTTACGCAGTTGTTTCTGGCTTGGTCGGATGTTATGCTGGAGTTAAGAATATTAGTAAGTTCTTTTCATTTGTGGGTACGCTCCCTAAGTTTCATGACGGTGCTATTTTTCTTTATGAACGTGTGATTGCGTTTATTGACAGAGTTATGGAATACTTACATTTAACGTCTGAGCCAGGACAGTTGATGATAAAGTTGAATAGGATGTCTGCCAACGTATCTACGTGGGCACGCAAGGTTGCCTCTTTTTTGTCTGTCACGCGCATGTATTCGAACATTAGTTTTACTCATGTTTTAGAGTACAATGCCTTGATGGCAGAGGGCGATGCCTTAATCCTCTCTGTTTCTGAGAGAGGTGGTGTCAATATAGTCCGGTACTTTATGAAGCGGTTGGAAGATCAAAGGGACATGTATGAGAATTTTACGAGGTTCAGAGATGGTATTCGTCAGGAGCCCACGTGCATATTGCTACACGGTCCCCCCAAAGTTTTTAAAACCATCATGATGAATTACATGGCACGGCTATTGGCAGTGAAAATGGCCACCGGCCCTGAAGATGCTAAGAGAGTCGTGGATAATATGGAGACAGCGCTATATGTAAGACCGGTTGGTGATGATTTCTGGTCTGGCTATAGAGGGCAGCGTATTGCGTTATTTGATGAAATGGACGCTGATAAGGAAGCTGCGAATCAAGCTTACAAGAACATATATTCTACCATAATTTCTATGATGAATATTAATCCTTATTCCTTGAATATGGCAAAGCTTGAGGACAAGGACTCTACTCGTTTTGTGTCAGAGTTAGTGTTTATGACTTCTAATATTGATTACATCCCTCATGATGCTCCGGTCCGTTCTTTCGAGGCTGTGACTAGACGTATCGATTTTAGCTTTAGAGTCGTTCCTGCTCCTGAATTTGCAGACCCTGAGAACCCTACTAGATTGGATTTTTCCAAAATAGATTCTGTTGATCCTAAATTCATTAGATTCCAACCCAGGCGTTGGGTTGGTAAGCATTTAAAGGATTTTGATTCCCCCTTAACAATGGAACAGGTAGTTGACCAGTTGTATGCGCGTGTGTGCACTCGACGTGAACAGCATGCGAAGTTAATAAAGACATTTAGAACTGGCATGGTTAGGGAAATGGTTGCCACTTTCGGTGCGGCATCTGTTCCCGTTGTTCCAGATGATTTGGTTTTTGAGACCAAGGAGGAATTGGCGGGCGCATTGTTTCCTTTGGATCCAAATGGGTGTGTTGCACAGATTGAGCGCTTCTTTGGTATTTACCCTACCCCAGAGGAATTAGCAGCTATAGCAGCTTATTATCATGGGAAGAATTTGTCTTCTGTCATTATTGAGCCGCGAGAGGTTAAAAATTTGATCAATGCGATACATGCAGATAAAGGAGAGTTGTACAAGGGAATTAGGCGAAAATATACCCAGATGATTGCTGGTGAAGAATGTGAGATTGAGACTGTTTCATGGCCACAGAGTGGTTATGAGGCGGCTGGTTGGTTTAGTAAGAAATCAAAAGCTGACGTATCGACGAGCGAATACCGTGAAGAAGTTCTGTTTAATTTGGAGTCTCAAGCTGATTTGTCATTGTCAGATATTGAAGACGATGACGAGGCGACGGTTGAACAGATGCTTGCTGATTTGGAGCTCGAGAAGGAAACTTGGATTGAGTGGTCTAAGAGACAGTGGCATGAGACACACCCTGCCGTTAAAATGGTTTTAGGCGGGACAGCTCTAATTGGATCTATATTTGGAGCATATGCGTTATATAAGGCCATTTCCAAGAAGTCGCCAGACGTTGAGACTGACGCTGAACCCATTGTTTATGACAGTTCGTCAACTGACATTAAACCGGTTATTCGGGCGAATAACGGAACGAGGTCGCCGGCTTATGCTGGTAAATCGACGGATTTGCGGCCAGTTTTAAAAGGTTCCTTAGGTACCCGTTCTCCAGCTTATGTATCCAAGGGTGCAGAAGAGCCTGAGCAGCGTTCTAGGTTTTACCCCCAGGACAATGCAGTGAATTCTATTGCCTCTTCTGTGTTTCAGAAGAGTTGCTACCAATTATACACTTTCGATGGAGCTTTTGTTGGAAATGTATTGTGTGTTGGGCATAGAGTTTGTGTTGCCCCCCATCATTTTAAGCTTTTGATTCAAACGAAGGCTGAAGTTAACAAGTGGGGAGATAATTTTATGTTGCGCTTGTCTCGCTGTTTCGGTGATTATGTGTTGGAGTTTCCCTTCACCAAATTCGCTGCTGGGTATATTGATGCCGACCAGGATTTGCTGTATTTTGATCCTGGCATAGCTTTCCGCCCTCACAAGAATCTTTTGTCTAAAATAGTTTCAGACGAGGATCATTCCCGTTATAAAAAGGGCTGTGCATTAGCAGTTATTCCTCATCGGGATGGTAATGGGTCTGCTACTTGGTATGATTTAGATTTTTACCGTACACCCCATTCAGTTGAGGTTGTTACACCGGATGGAGTACACACGTATAAGGTTGTAGAGTCGTATACAGTCCCTCGCCGTTTTGAGCAGGGTGATTGCGGGTCATTGTTGTACGTCAAGGATCCCAGTTCTCGTTCCCATAAGATTTTGGGTATTTTCTTTGCATCGCATTCCGTTAGAAACCATGGGTTGTTTACACCCCTATTAGCTTCCAATGTTGAGAAGGCTATGGCAGTTGTTCAACCTGTTGATAGATTCGAGATAGATTGTAATGTTCCGGAGGGTGCGTATGTGACTTCGGGTTTGTCGTATACTGATTTCCCCATTTCTATGAAGGCTGATAGACGAGGCTTTTCCCGGTCTAACACCACTAGTTACGTTCCGACGCCGTTGTGTGAGGGCTGGAGTCCACGAACCAAGATTCCCGCCAATTTTATGCCTATTGAGGTTGATGGTGAGATAGTTGACCCGAAGAAGTTGGCTGTATTGAGGCGACATCGAATTGTTAAATACACAGATTCTGAGCAGCTGTCAGACGTGGTTACTGCATATTTTAGACGTTCTGTCAATTCTCAGCGGGTTCTTCCTGCTATTTCACATGTTTTGACTTTGGAAGAAGCTGTTTATGGCATTGAGGGTATTTTGCCTGCTATGGATTGGTCCACTTACAATGGCTTTGGTTATAATTTAACTACACCTGTTGTTAGGCCATTGAGGAAGAAGGAGATCTTCGGAGAACGCCTTGGGGATAAGTTTTCAGGCCCTTATTTGAGTGTTTTTATGGAGCAGTATACTGAGGTCATGGACCAATTGAAGGGTGATTCCTTTTCAACCCCTGTTGTGCAGTTGATGTTTAAAGATGAATTACTCCCTATTTCAAAAGTCATGGCTGGTAGATTGAGGGACTTTTATCCCTGGCCACTTCATTACTATGCAATTTTTCGACAGTATTTCGGCGCATTCCATTGTTGGTTTTTAGCTAACAGGTTGTCCAATTGTAGTGCTCTTGGAATCAATCCCTACTCGGAAGAGTGGGATGAGGTTGCCATAAGGTACATGGATATGGAGGTTCTTCCTTTTGATGTGAAGAAGATGGATTCTTCCCCTCACCAAGGTTGGTATCAGCCACTTGTTGTTCATTTCGTTAATAGGTGGTACAGCTTGCATGGAGCTACAGAAGCAGACAATCGCATTCGTGAGAAGTTATGCATTGTTTTCTCTTATGTTTTGATGTGGGTCGGTGACCACCACGTTGAGGTTAATATGGGTACATTTTCCGGTGTTTTCATGACAGGGCTCTTTAATACCATGGTGATAGTTTGCGCCTTCGCTATGGCAGCGATTGACTTGCGATCCATACCCCCTTCGATACTTTTTGATGAAGTTGTCATACTGGCACACGGTGATGATGTGCAACTAGCTTTTCGACAGCCATTGGCGGCAGAGGAAGTCTCGGCTTTGGTTGTCCAGATGGAAAGCTATGGCTTTGATGTAGTCTCGGCTGCGAAGGACGGGTCAGACGTTGTTTCTATGCGTTTGACTGACACGACCTTTTTATCGCGAGGCTTTCGATTTGAGCCTATGTTGGGTAGATTTGTTTCCCCACTTAAATTGGAAACGTTGTTACAAATTCCGTATTACAATTCTAGTTCAAAGTGGATGAGAGACATCACGTGTGATAGTGTTGACATTACCTTGTTGGAGCTTTCGTTGTGGGGTGATGAGTTGTGGGATAAATATGCCCCCACCATTATTTCCTTGACTGAGAGAGTGTTAGATTACGTGCCGCTTTACCTTACCAGAGGTCAAGCTATCCGTTCTTTGGCAGCGGGTGATGTTTATATGGCGTGTGCAGAGCCAGGCACACAACACGAGTTTGGTGTAGCAAACTACCTCCAGCATGAGGTTATAAACTGCGTACCACTAACAATGAATAGTACAATTGAAACGTCCAGGAGCCTAGCCTGCAAGAATAGGCAAAATTCATCTGTGGAATTCGTTTCACAGGGAGTGGGAGTCTCTGCACCTCCCAATGAAATCAGTGAGTCTTTTCTTACTGAGGTTACGTTTTTACAACAAGGGTATGTTGCTTTTGGAGATAGCAGCAACCCTTCATCCACCAATGATGCTTCTCCAACAGATAGTGCACCAGCTACGGCTGATTTGACCGATGCTACTACTGTTGAAAATGTCGTCACTAGTTCTCGTTTGGTTCCATCCGGGTTGGATCAAGCTTTCAAGCTTGAACCCGCCATGGACCTTTCTGATTTCTTTTCTAGACCACTGGAGATTGACAGATTTTCTATTACACTTGGAGCCCAACCAGCCGGACATCGTTTTGGAAGGTATAAGATGCCCAAAGATTTTCTTGAAACGTCTGGTCCTATGACAGGCAAAGCTCAGGGATTTCTGGGTTTTAGGGGCACGTGTAATATGAAAGTTGTTGTCAATGCCAATCCCTTTATGCAAGGATGGCTATTGTTGGCTTTTGTTCCCAGCGGAGGTGAGCCTGGTAATCTTGAGGCTTACCGTACTAGGAGTTTAACTGCCCTCACTCAACTTCCTCATGTTAAGATGGACATTGCGTGTGACACTGAGATGGAATTGTCTGTCCCTTATGTATCACCATTGCCATTTTACAACATGTTAAGAAAAGAAGGAGGTCACGGGAGTTTTCTCATCTATTCCTACACGGCGTCAGCGACTGGAGCATCCGCCCCGGTCACTTCTTATGATGTGACGGTTTATTGTAGTTATACAGATGTCGAGGTTGCCACTCCTACCATTGCGTGGGTCGCTTCTGGTGCTACTGAGAGAACCAAAGGTCCAACTTCTGATGAAGCTGGTTTGTCCAAGTTAACATTGAAGAAGGCACTTGATGTATTCGTTCCTAATGTCTCTGCCATTGCTAGTACAGCAAAATGGGCGATGAATGTTGCGTCAAATACCATGAGTGCATTCGGATATTCCAACCCGAATAATACGGATGTACCCAATAAGATGACAAATTTGTCTGATTATGGCAACTTGAATTCTGACATGCCTTCGCATTCATTTCCTATGGGGACTATGGCATCAAATTGCGTGAAGCTGCTAGACACTTCCAGTCTTCGTGCTTCTGAGGAGATGACTCTTGAGTACATCTCTGCAATTCCCTCATATTTCAATGCATTTGAGTGGCTGCCTTCTGACCCTCCCAACGACACCCTTGCCACTTATAATCTGCTCCCAGCCCAATTTCGGGTTGTTCAAGCCGATTTTGGTGTTGACACGTATGATTATGTTCCCTGGTCTTACTTGGCAGACAATCTCTTTCAATATTGGAAAGGCACTGTTGTTCTGGACTTTCGTTTCGCAAAAACTCAGTACCATTCCGGAAGAATATGTATTGACTATTATCCTGGCGCTCTTGTCGGTGATATCAACGCAATTACGGATCCCTGGAATTATGCAATTCGAACCATTGCAGACATTCGCGAGTGTAATCATTTGCGCGTTGAGTTTCCATTTGCACCTGGCAGGAATTATCTTGACCGTACAGCGAGTGCTGGAGTTGTTCGTGTTAGAGTACTTAATCCTATTAGAGCGCCTGAGACGTGTGCCCAGGCCGTTGTGGCTTATGTTGAAGCCTCTCTGAAGGATTGTGAATTCTCTTATGTGACTGGTAATGTTTTTAGACCGGCCATGATTTCTACTTATGAAGCACCGTACAGCGCACTGGACAGTTTCACTTATGTTGCTTTTGGAGCTTGTGATTTAGCTAGCCCTGAGGTGAATAGTCCTTTATCCATGCAGAATGATGGATTAGCACCGGCTGAATATTGTATAGGTGAGAAAGTTACATCAATTCTTCAAGTTGCTAAGATGATGAACAAGATCGGAATTTCCGGTTTAGAGAACGTCGTTTCGATTCGTCCCTGGAACATCACACTTCCCCGAATTGCGGACACAACCCCTCCTTTGTCAGAGACCAAGTATAATAACGTCATTATGAGTTATATATGTATGATGTACGGTTTCTGCCGAGGATCAGTTGATGTTGGCATTCAATTTACCACCTTTTCAGATTTACCTGCACAGGTGTCCTACCGTGTCAAAAACACAGACGTTGAACTGAAACCCTACAGTCTCAGCGCACTTAACTACAATTTTTCTCCAGAAACTGTGGTTTACCCTCGGGAATGTGGTAGGGCTACTTTTCGCCTGCCATATTATTCCCATTCTTTTCTCACACCTACTGTTCCAGACAATTATTTGTTTTCGAACGAGGAGGGGGACTATTATTGTTCCCTTCCTGATAGTAGCCCCCAGAAAAAGAGATCTATATTTGCGATTAACTCAACCGCGAATTTCAAACTCTCTTTTAAAGTTGGCGATGACTTTCAGTTTGTTTACTTTTTAGGTGTTCCCCGGTTGATAGCCATTTAGGCTGTCATCCACGTCGTGCAATTTTCCCATTGGGTTTGCAGGCGACGTTAAATAAACTTTTCATTTAATTTTTAATTATTTTCCGCGATAACGGCGGATTCCCTTTAGAAATGTAGCAGTCGCAACCTTTGTTGAGTTACTGGCCATTCGGGCTGTTTACGTATTTTCTGCGATTTGAAAAGTGTCG